CTAGGGCAAGGCGCCGTAAATGACGATGTGAGTCTCGGCGGGCGGGTCGGTCACGACGGGCCTGAGGTCTGAGTCGGGGCCGGCCGCTCCCGCGGACATGGTCTCCGCGAGCATGACGGCCCACAGAGCGAGTTCGAGCGCCAGGAAGGCGAGCAGCTCCCCGATCGCGCGGCGCACTAGCCCACCCTCACGAGGTAGTCGTCCGCCTCGGGCTTGCCCGTGGCCCTGCCGACGGCGACGTAGCGCTCCTTGCCGCTCGTGGCCCCGGTGTAGCGGCCCCAGACGTAGCCGTCGGCGACCTTGTACCAGCTGTCGAGCACGACGGTCTGGTTCTTGTGGTAACTGGCCACGACGGAGCCGGACAGCCCCGGCTCGTCCCTGACGTTGAGCGTGCCGACCGTGCAGCGGTAGGTGCCGCCCGCAAAGCCCGTTGAGCCGGACTCGGGCGCGCCGCCGGTGACGGTGCCGCCCGTGATGCGGGCGTGGAGGGCCACCCATGCGTCGTGGTGCTGGACGTAGTAGAGCGGGCACATCTTGCGGCTCGCGTCGTAGTGACGCACGACGCGCTCGGCTGGCACGCCGAACCGCGTCATGAGGCGCTGGACGAGCCACGTAAGGCGGTCGATTTCGGCCTCGGTGTAAGGCCCGCCGTTGTTGCAGACCTCGATGCCGACGCTGTTAGCATTGGTGATGCCGTAGCGGCCGTGGCCGTCGCCCACGTGCCACGCGGCGTGGGCGGAGGGGTCCGCGTACTCGTAGATGGAGCCGTCGTCGATGAAGTAGTGCGCGCTCGCCTGTCGGTCGCCGCCCGCGAAGTACATGCAGTTGCGCTTAGCGCTGCCTGCGGCGCTCGTGCCGTCGCCCACGTAGTGCACGACGATGTAGCGCACGGCCTCACGGCGCGGCGAGAGGTTGTAGCCGCCGTGGTAGGTCTCGATGGGGTAGCCCATTACTCCTCGCCGCCCTCGTGAGACGGTCCCGGCTGCGCGCCGTCCACCTCTGGTAGGTCGGTCGCGACGCTGGTCAGCAGCGACACGACGGCGGCGACGCCCGCCACGCTCGCGATCTGCAGCCAGTCGAGGTCGGTGAATCCGACGCTCCCGGTGCCGATGAGCGCCACCGCCGTCTGGGCCGCCGTCTTGACGGCGCGGGTGAGGGCCGCGACGGCCCATTCCTCGTACTTCTCCATGCTAGTCCTCCTTGTCCCCCCTGACGGGGGCCTCTATGATCTCCTGGTAGTAGTGCGTGCCGGTGCCGTTGCCGCCCATGCCGTGGTAGGCGTCGTAGACCTGCGTCGCCTCGCGCTTGGCCCAGTCCGGGCAACCCTTGCCGCTGACCACGTAGCGCTCGTGGAGGTCCACGAGGCGGCTCCGCAGCATCGTCCTGGTGCCCTCCTGCATCGCGTCCATGACCTTGTACAGGCGCATGATCGCGCCCGCGAGGGCCGCGAGCGCCGCCGGCACGGCCCACTGGACGGCCGCGTTGGCCAGTTGTTCCACCAATCCCTGTCTCCCCTCTCGCCGCGCCGTTGGCGCCGTCCGACTGTCCGGCAGACCGTAAGCCTCCCGTAACGCGGCGGAATCCCCGACGCTTCCGGTGGCGCGCGCCGCCGGGGCGCGTGGGATTTCCGATTGAATCGAGGTCGAAATGTTGTTTGAAACCGCCGTGCGCGAGTACATGGACGACAAGGCGAGGCGCCTGCGCGCCTGCACCATCGCGGGCTACGAGTCGGCGCTCGCGCTGCACGTGCTGCCGAGGTGGGGAGGGGTCGAGCTGGAGTCCATCGCGCCCGAGGACGTCCAGGCCTGGGTCGATTCGTTCGACCTCCCCGGCGCCGCCGAGAAGGCGTACAAGACCCTGCGGCAGGTCGTCCGATGGGCGATTCGCCGCCTGGGCGTGCGGATGTACGACCCGACGGCTTCCGGCGTCGAGCTGCCGCGCAAGGCCGCGCGCCGCCCGCGAACGATGGAGGCGGGACAGGTGCGCTCCTACCTCCGCGCCCTGTGGGGCCACGAGTGCGAGGCCGTCGCCATCTGCTCGGTGACGCTCGGCCTCCGTCGCGGCGAGGCGTGCGGCCTCAGGTGGTCCGACATCGACCTGCGCACGGGCGAGGTGCGCGTCAGGCGCTCGCGGCAGGTGGTCCATGGCCGTGAGGTCGTGGAGTCTCCGAAGACGGAGCGCTCGGCGCGGTCCTGCTGGCTCCCCCGCTTCGCCGTGAGGCGTCTGCGCGCGCTGCGCAGGGGCCGCACGGGCTGGCTCTGCGAGCTGTCGCCCGACGCCGTCGCGCGGCGCATCCGGTCGGCCTGCCGACGGGCGGGCGCGGCCTGGACCTCGATGACCGAGTGCCGGCACACGTGGGCGACGCTCGCGGTCGAGGCGGGCGTGGGCATCGAGACCGTGGCCATGATGCTCGGCCACACCGACATAGGCACGGCCTACGAGCATTACATCGTGCCCCGTCCGCGCATATGCAAGGACGCGCAGCGCGAGGTCGAGCGGTTGCTCCTCAACGGGTAGGGCATTCCGTATCCCCGATAGAGACTCATGCCTTCGACGGCCTCCTCGTCGAGGGAGCGGCGCGCGGCGGCAGCGTGACGGTGCATATCGCGGGAAACGATGCGCTCACTAATACCCAAGGCATAAAGGTCGGCTCCGTTAAAACCGCCTACCGTCCAAAGGTTCCTGCCCGGGCCATCTTCGGCACGCAGGACACGTCGTGGGGCATCGTGTCCATCGACGTCGACGGCGTCGTCAAGCTGATTCACCGCTACGGCAAGGACACGCTGACGTGGGGCACCGTCGACATATCGCTGACGTACACGATCTAGCATTCCGTATCCCGGGTTTCCGCAAAGGCGGACGCTGCAGAAGCGAAAGCGAATCAAGCGGCAAACTCAACGAACATGGCGAAGCTGCTTGACGATTACACGCGCCCGGGAGTTCACGCCATCGGCATCTCGTGGGACGGTAAGAATCTTAGGTTCTACGTCGACGGGAACAACGTCAGGGCGCTCTAGACCTTCGTGTTCAGCGCGAGCATCCAGTTGATGCGCAGAAAGCTCGATACCACCTGCCCGAACTGAACGCGGATCATCTTCCGCGAGTCGTCGAACTCGGCGTGCATGGCACCGACGGTCTTCGTGGACGGGTCTCCGTTGCTGACGAAGCAGGCGAGGCGCGCCGAGGGCAAGCCGCTCTTGGCGAAGTCCGCGACAGAGCACCCCAGCTCGCTTGCGGCCTCGCTGTAGCTCATCAGGTCCCAGAAGACGTTTTCGCCGACTTTAATGACCGTCGTCCCGACGGCAAGCTTGACAGGGGAAACCCGGGATACGGAATCCCCGAGGGTCTTCAGAGTCGACGCCACCGGCGCGATCCTCACGGGAGCGCCGGGCGTGATGCCGTTGAGCGGGATGCGCCACAGCGGCATCACGGCGCTTGCGGAGCCGCTGGAGATGTCGCCCTCGGTCACCTTTGGGTCCGCGGCCGTGCCGGTGGTGGGCGTGCCCTTGACCACCTCTGCGGCGAAATTCTCGACGCCGGTGGATGCGTTCTTGGTGTAGCGGCACACAACGAGGTCGTTGCGCTTGTAGCCTGACGTGCCGCTCTCGACCGTGAGGTCGACCGCGGCCTCGTTGGTGACCACGCGGCCGTCCATGACAAGGTCTCCGGTGCAGACGCGCACCTTGTTCGCGGTCTGCATCTCGGCCGTCATCTGGTCCAGCGTCGGCAGCACGTAGCGGCCCTTGCCGGCGACTCCCTCGACGATGCGACCGAGCTGCGAGGCGGTGATGTGGTCCTTGCCCTGGAAGGCGAAGACGCCGTCGAACGCCATGCTACTCACCCCTCTTGGCCATGAAGTCTCCGAACGCGGCGTCCTGCGAGGACGCGAGCGTGCGGTAGCCGTCGTAGCAGCCGGGGCACAGCAGGCGCGAGACCTCCGTGCCGTCGGCGGTGTAGCGCTTCACGCTGCGCCAGCTCTGGGCCTCCGGGGCGTTGTCCGTGGCGTACAGGGTCTTCGCGCACCTGTCGCAGACGAGCTGCGAGTAGCCGCTGGTCTTTGCCATGCTAGGCCTTCCTTTCCCACTTGAAGGCTCCGAGGCTCGGAACCCTCTCCCATGTACCGCCGTATGCTCCCGCCGGGCTAACGGCCGATGTGCTCTCGAAGACGCTGCCCACGGGGTGGGCGGCGAGGAAGCCCGCGGCGGCGCCCCGTCCCTCGCAGGTGATCGTGACGTCCTCCGAGCCGTCGAAGGAGGCGGAGCCGGTGACGGCGCCCGTGAGCGTCACGGTGCGGGCGTTCCTCAGCCTCGTCGCCGTGGCGGCGTTGCCCGTCGCGTTGCCCGTGCCTCCTCGGGCCACGGGCAGCACCCCGGACGAGACGTCGGAGGCAGCGTGGGTGTGGGAGGACGCGGCGTAGTCTCCTGCCGGCTGGTAGTCCCCCGCCGGCTGATAGGTCGATGGGGCCGCGTCGAGGGCCCTCTTGTCGGCGGCGCTCATGAGCCCGTCAGACGTATGCGTGGCAACGGCTGACGGGATGGTGACCGAGCGGCCCTGGGCCGACGTCACGTGGCCGCGGGCGTCGATGGAGAGCCGCGCGCCGACGGTGACCTTCGAGCCGAAGCCCGGGGTCGAGTCGGCGGTCGGCCCGTAGGCCCCCGCCGACACGCCGGACGCCGCGTGGGAGACCGTGACGGCCATGTCGGCGCCAGTCGAAGCCGCGACCGCGCCGGAACCCGTGACGGAGGCCACGCGAGCCGCGACGGCCTCGGAGACCTTGGAGACGGCGCCCTGCCTGGCCTCGGCCTCGGCGTCGATGCGCTTGCCAAGCGCGGAGTCGGCGGACTCGCGCGCCTCCGCCTCCCTCGCGACTGCGGTGGACGCCCCGGCAGCCGTGTTGGAGGCGCCCCTGGCGACCTCGGCCAAGGCGTCGAGCTTCGCCTGCGTCACCTCGGCTGAGATGGTGCGGCCGACGATGGAGATTCCCTCGCCCGCGGCATACGCCGCCCCGCCGGAGCCGGAGGACTCGGAGGAGCCGGAGGACGCGCCGGACTGCGCCGTGCCGCCGGCCCTGTACGTGACGGTCGCGCCGAGCTCGTCGACCGTGGCGTCGACGGTGCCGACCACCACGCTCACCTCGGTGCCGGTGCCTACGTCGGTGCCGGGGACCACGTCCCCGACGGCGTAGGCGCCGTCGACGTCCAGGGTGGCGTCCATGGAATCGGCCTGCTGGTACTCGGAGAGCTTCTTCGGCCCCTTGACGGACAGCTCGTCGGCGCCGGCGTTGGAGTAGTCGTAGGTCGTGGCCCGCTCGTCGACGCCGAAGAGGCTCTGCCTGCCGGAGACCTTGCCGGCCTCGTCGGCGTACCAGTGCTGCACGACGCGGTCGCGCAGCTCGCCCGAGCCGAGGCACACGAGGTGGTTGTAGGGACGGCTCACCCTCGTCACGTCGACGCCCGCCTGGTCGGAGGTCGGGCCGTCGGACCAGTCCACGACGGGGACGGCGGAGAGCACTGCGCGGGAGGCTGCCGAGTCGTAGGCCACCGCGAGCCTCGCGCCGGACGCCGAGAGCATGGCGCGGATGCCGGAGTAGGCGTCGCAGAACCGCTCGAACTGGTGCCTCACCTCGATGCCGGACGCGGCGGAGGAGACCGTCATGACGTCGGAGAGGCCCATGCGCGAGACGAGCGAGAGCAGGACGGCGTTGGCCTCGCCCGATACCGTCAGGTAGTCGGCCCCGGCGTCGGGGCACAGGACCCGGTCGCGCAGCATGCCGTGCCAGGAGCGGCCGCGGTACCTGATCGTGCCGTCGGACGAGCTCGCCTCGCGCTCGTCGACCACGCCGCCGTACTCGGTGCCCTCGACGTAGACGAGCGCCCCGTCCTCGATGCGCTCTGGCGACGCGATGTCCACCGTGAGCTCGAAGTCGTTGCCGGAGTCGCCCCACACGGTGTTCAGGGACGCGCCGCGAAGCACGCCCACGTCGACGCGGCTCGCGTCGGTGTAGCAGATGTCCGGCATACCTAGCCCTCCTCGTAAGGCACGGCGGTCCTGACCTCGTAGGTGACGAGGTCCATGCGGCAGTCGTTGCCCCACGCGAGGTCGGAGTCGCCGCAGGGCATCGGCTCGAAGATGTAGGAGCCCGAGCCGGACGCGCCCCGCTCGCGCTTGCTGTAGGCGTTGACGTGCGTGCCGTCGCGCAGGACGAGGGCGACCGTCCTCTCGCGCGAGTCGACCTCCAGCCTCGCGCCCTCGGGCACCTCGACGTTCACGCGGTATAGGTTGCCGGCCACCCTGATATACGGCGAGGTCACCGGGCCGTAGGCCCGCCACAGGAACGGGGACGGGAACTCGCCCGCCACGCTGAGCGTGGCCGACGCCCGCTCACGGCGCAGGTCGAGCGGGAAGTCGCGAGGGAAGTCGCGGCCGCCGCTGGCGGACGCCGTCTCGGGGACGAAGGCCCTCTCGCTCGGCCTCGCCCACGACGGGTCCTCGACCAGCAGGGTGAGGGTCATCTCGGCGTATCGGTCGTCCTGCCAGTACTTGCCCGGCTCGCCGGCCACGATCCAGCAGCGCATCGACCAGCCGCCGACCCACAGCTCGCCCGGCTCGCCCGCGGCGACGTCCGGCTCGCCGATGGAGAGCACGAGGTTTCGCAGCTCGATGCCCTCGGCGGCGGTCTTGGCCGCGATGCCTACCGGGAGCTTGACCTTGGTGGGCTTGGACGGGCGCCGCGAGAAGGACGTCACGCGCCCCGACCCCTTGCCGGTGGAGAAGCTCCACTCCCAGTTGCGAAGCTCGTGCTTCAGGTAGTGCAGGGACTCGACGGAGCCACCGAGCTCGATGGACTCGCCCCTGCGGTTCACGTAGCGCATGTCGGTTCGCATTACGCGCTCACCAATTCCCTCACGATCTTGCCTGCCTCCCTCTTGTTGACCGTCATCTCGACCGGCTCGCCCAGCGCGCGCTCTATGCGGTCGCCGACGGCGTCGATGCGCTCGCCGATCGCATCGGCGATGGAGCGCTCGCGGTCCTGGGCGCCGGAGTCTGGCGCGCCGCCGGAGAGCTGGGCGCCGAGCGTGGCCATGACGCGCTGCGCCGGGGAGTCGGCGAGCGGCAGCGCCTCCCAGTCGACGGCCGGCGCCTTGGCCTCCGGCACGTAGGAGAAGACCCCGTCGACCGACCTGCGCCACTCGTCGGCCTCCATCTCGACGCCGGCGGCGGCTCCGAGCGGGATGAAGCGGCCGACCTCGTCGCGGAACTTGCGCGACGGCGAGGCGATGCCGAGGGCCCTCTTGGCGGAGTCGAGGGCGTTCCTCGCCGCGTTCGCCGCGGCGTCCACCAGTCCGCCGATTGCCCCGCCGATGCCGTTGATGACGCCCTGGATCATGTTGCTGCCGACGCTCGCGAAGTCGAAGCCCATCATCGCCTCCCTCGCCTGCTCGATGAGCGAGCCCACGGCGGAGACGAGGCTGCCCACCGTCTGCGGCACGGCCTGCGCGATGCCGAGGAATAGCGTCACGGCGGAGCCGATGATGAGGCCGATGAACGTCGGGATGTTCGACACGACGGTGCCGATGAGCGACCCCACCGCGGAGACCACGGACGGCAGCACCTGCGGGAGGGCGCGGGCGATGCCGAGGAACAGGTTCACGGCGGCGGAGAGCACGAGGCCGAGGAAGGCCGGCAGCGCGGCCACGACGCCGTTTATGACGACCGGCAGCGCGGCCACGACGGCGGGCAGCACCTGCGGCAGCGCCTGCGCTATCGCGAGGAACAGCTGGCCCGCCGCGGCGAGCAGCGCGGGGGCGTTCGCGGCGAACGTCTCGGCAAGGCCGGAGACGAGCTGCGGCACGTAGGGCGCCGTCTGCGCGGCCACCTCGGACAGGGCCTGCAGGATGCCCGCGAAGAGCTGCATGGCGCCCTCCAGCAGCGCCGGGGCCGCCGCCACGAGCGTCTCGCAGATGACCTGGGCCGCCGCGCCGGTGAGCTCGACGAGCTGCGGGACGCAGCCCTCGACGCCGGACACGATGGTCTGGGCGAGGCCCGCGACGGCCGAGGCGATGGCCGGGCCGTTCGCGGCGAGCGCGGACGCGGCGGCCGGGGCAGCCTGCGCGATCGCGTCGAACACGGGCCCGACGAGGCCGGAGAGGCCGGAGACGGAGGACGCCACGCCCTGGAGCGCGGAGCCCATGTCGACGCCCAGCATCTGGCCGGCGAGGGCGGCCCCTCCCAACGCGGCGGCGAGGGCGCCCACGACCACGACGGAGCCGCCGAAGGCAGATGCCACGCCGGCCGCGGCGTTAACGGCGGCGGGCCCGATGCGGGAGAGCGCTGGCCCGGCGGTCGAGGCGAGCCTGCTGAAGGACCCCGTGATGCGGTCGAGTGGGTCCTGCTTGAACGCGGCCAGCGCCACGTCGGCCTCGGTCAGGCCGTTGACGACGACGTCGGTCGCGCGCTTGGCCCCGCCGGACAGCGCGTCCCACGTGAGACCGGCCATCCCCTCGGCGTCCTCGCGGAAGAGCTGCACATAGGCGATGCACTCGCCGACGGCCCCCCTCACGGCCCCGAACGCCCCCGACGCACCCCTGGCCGCGGCGGGCAGCGCCGTTCCGGCGGCCTTCGCGGCGGCGGTGCTGGCCGGGGCGAGAAGGCCCATCGCCTTCTCCAGCGCGGCGGCCGGGGCGGCGGCGGAGCCGAGCGCCTTGCCGGCGACCATCAGCGCGGGGCCCGCGGCGGCCGCGAGGCCGAGCGCCTGCGCGACGGCCGACACCTGCTCGGGGGACAGCTCGGAGACGGCGGAGGACAGGCCCGAGACGGCGCCCGCCGCCGAGGACATGGCCCCCTCCAGCGTTGGCATGAGGTTCTCGACCAGCTCGCCGAGCGGGTCGGCGAGGTCGGCGAGGGTGGACGCGAGCTCCTTGTAGGCGTCTGTCTTGTAGGCCTCCTTCACGGCGCCCTCGGCGGCGTCCCCGAGGTTGGAGAGCGCCCCGGAGAGGGTCTTCGACTGCTCGGCCATGAGGCCGCCGAAGTCGCCCTCCATGCCGGCCTTCAGCGCGGCGATGCCCGTCGCGGCGTCGACGCTGCCCTTCGTGACCATCTCCTGCGCACCCGCGACGTCGGTGCCGAGGGCCTCCGCGAGGTACTTCCAGGCCGGGATGCCCTGCTCGGTGAGCTGCAGCATCTCCTCGGACATGACCTTGCCCTTGGCCTGCATCTGCCCGATGGCTCGGGTGCAGGCGTCGATGCCCTCCTGGCCTGAGCCGAGCGCCGCCGTGGCGTCGCCGACGGCGGTGAGCGTCGGGATGACGTCCTCGGCCGCGAAGCCGTATGCCAGCAGCTTCTGGGTGGCGTCGGTGAGGCCGCTCATCTCGAACGGCGTCTTCTTGGCGAAGTCGGTGAGGTCGGCGATCATCTGCTTGGCGCGCTCGGGGCCGAGCATCGTCGAGAGCGCGATGTCGGCCTGCTCGGCGGCGCTGGCCGTGGCGAGCGCCCATTGGGCGGCCTTCACGCCGGCGGCGGTCAATGGGGCCGTCACCGCGGCGGAGAGCCCCGCTCCCCACCCGACCATGGACGAGGAGACGCGAGAGAGCGCGGAGGACGTCGACGCAGAGAGGCCGGACACCGCCTCGTTGAACTTCGCCGGGTCTCCGAGAATCTCGATTACAACCTTGCCGTCAGCCACCAGCTACCCCCTAGAACCTCGCCTCCGCGGACTTGCGCAGTTCATCATCCGTTGGCGATAACGCCCAGGCGCGGGCCCGGCGCGAGTGCTCGGCGCGGGCCTCCTTCGAGCCGCCGTGCAGGGGCGAGCGGGCCGAAACGGCGGCCGCGACGAGGGAGTCGGGCGTGCGGAGCAGCGAGAGGAACAGGGCCATGAAGCGGTACCAGTGGAGTTGGGTGGCGGGGTCGGCGAGGTCGATGCCGTAGAACCGCGAGAAGTCGGCGGCGACTATCCCGGCGTCCTCCGACCAGTCGAACACCCGGCGCGGCGCAGGGCGCCCGGGGCGGTTCGCGCCGCCGGGCATCTCGCCGTAGCCGACGAGGCCCCACGCGGCGTCATGCCACGCAAGGCCCGCGGACAGCGCCTCTGCCGGCCTGCGCGATACCTCGCGCGGCAACTCCCCGCCCTTGGCGTAGAGGCACCTCAGGAGGTCCGTGCGGCCCTCCGCCGTGCCCCTGTCGAGCGTCTCGGCGAGCAGCCCCGCGCGGAACCCGCTGCGCACATGGACGGGGGCGCCGCCGACCTCGACGGTCGACGGCGCCCCGTGAAGGATCACCTCGAGCAAGGCTAGTCCTCGTCGAGCGTGTCGGTGGAGCCGGCGGCGGCGCGCATCGCCTCAATCGACTTGTCGGAGCCGACCACGTCGACGAGGATGCGGATGACGTCGATGATGCGGTAGACGTTGAGCGCGTTCGGGCCGCCGACGAGGCGGTCTGCCGCCTGCTCGCCCATGGCGGACGCGACGATCTCGCGGCCGCTCCTCGCGGCCTCGCACAGCGCCTTCATCTGGTCGTCCTCGCCGAGCTTCTCTGAGATTCCGGTGAGCGCGCGGCGCCACTCGTCGGCGGCGAAGATGAAGCTGGGGTTGCCGAGCTCGACCTCGTACTCCTCGCCGTCGATGGCGATCTGCTCCGTCGGGTTCTTGCGCAGCGTGTAGCTCTTGGCCATGGTTTCCTCCCAAGGGTCGTAGGCCGTTTACGTGGCGGCATCGTCGGCCACGGGTAACGCAAAAAGCCGCCCGGCGCTCTCGGCTCCGGGCGGCTCCCTTGGGAGGGCTTCCTCGCGGCTACGCGGACGCGGTCGCGGGCGTGAAGGTCGCCTTTGTCGCGTCGAAGGTGCCGGTGTCGTACTCGGTCGTGATGGTCAGGGTCGGGTTCATCACGATGGGCGCGATGTCGTCGCCGGAGAAGGGGTTCATGTTGAGCGTGGCCTGCGCGTGCTTGGCCACGAGGGCGGTCTGCGCGACCGCGGTCCCCTTCCCGAAGTCGTAGCCGATGGTGCGGACGTACTCGACGGCCACGTCGGTCTCGTCCTCGTACTTGGCCAGCTTCTGCTGGATGCCGCCGGGGCCCATCGCGTCGATCTCGAACTCGACGGTGTCGGTGCGGCCGAGCACGAACTTGGGCTGCACCTTGCGGTCGAGGTAGGTCGGCTCGTAGGTGTTGGTGTCGCGGCTGGAGTCGGCCTTGGTGTCCTCGGTGACCTGCACGTAGGCGGTCTCGCCGGGGAACTTGACCCAGTGCTGGATCTCGTAGATGGATACGGGCTTGCGGGCGGTGCCCGCGGTGTCGCTTCCGGGCATTTCTTGCTCCTTCCTCGCCTACGCCATGTAGGTGATCGTCGCTTGCATCTGGTACGCCACGGCCCCGTCCTGCTCGGTCGCGTACTGCGCCGGCAGGCTCGTGACCTCGTGGCTGCGCACGGAGACCCCGTCTGGGCACTCCCCGGACTCGACCGCCCTCTGCAGCAGCCGGAGGCGCGCGAGCGCGTCGATGCGCGGCCCCTCGTCGCCGCGCGGCATCACCCGGAGGTAGACCTCGTAGCCGAAGCGGCGCACGCCCCCGCCGGAGAGGTAGCGGCGCACCCACGGCTCGCCGGGGGACGCCTTGACCATGCAGGCGTCCGCTCGGCGCGTGAAGCAGCCGTAGGCGACGTCGATGTCTGGGCCGAGCACGCCGGATACCCAGTCGGTCACGAGCCTGGAGATGTCCGTCGCGCTCATAGCCTCTCCTTCATGGCGGCCCCGAACACGCGGTTCCACTCGTCGCCGTGGTCCGCGTGCGCGTGGTCGTACCAGTGGTCCGTGGCCCTCGGCGCCCTGAGGGCGTTCTGGGCCGTGTCGTGGTTCAACGCGTTGTAGTACTGAGTCCTCGCGTAGCGCGAGGTCTCGCCGTCCCCGCCCCACTCGACGTAGGCCTTGTCGCCGGACTGGCGGGTGGCGCCGGAGGCCTGCAGGGCGCCCGTGTCGTAGGGCACGTACTCGGTGCAGCCATCCAGGACGTTCTCCGCCGTGATGCCGAGGGCGGCGCGCCTCGCGGCGTCGACCTTCTCGGCCGCGCCGGAGACGTCGACCGACCTCAGCCTCAGCCTCAGCCTCATCTCGCCGTCACCTCCGTGTGGTGGTGCCCGCCCCTCATGTACCAGGGCCTCACGGTGGCGACCGTGAGCGCCTCGGCGGGAGGCTCGGCCTCTCGGCTCGCGCCGACCTGCAGGGCGTCGCCCGGCCTGACGTCGGGGTCGACCGGGAAGAAGACGCGGGTGGCGCCGGCGGTCGTCGGCCCCACGGCGGACGGGGCCTCGCCCTCCTCCTGCTCGACGCGCACGCCGGAGTAGAGGAAGCGGACCCAGCGGCCGGAGCCGCGCCGCCACACGGTGACGTTCTCCCAGCCCATCATGCCAGCCCCCTGTAGAGCAGGCCGGTCCCGGCCAGCCACGGCGAGACGGCGTCGAGGTCGGTGGACCCCGAGCGCGACTCGTCGTAGGTGACGCTGGTCGAGCCGACGGTCTCGGACTTGACGCCCTGGCCGTCGACGCCGCCGACGCGGTCGACCATGGCGCACAGGGCGCCCATCCACGCCCGCGCGTGCCCGGCGGGGACGTCGGCCCCCGTGAGCTCCGTAAGGCGGGCGCGCGCCCTGGGCAGGGCCGCCATGAAGGCGTCCTCGCCCAGCGAGCCGCGGTAGAGGTCGCCGGCGTAGTCGGCGAAGGTCAGCTCGGGCGCCATGCTACGCGGCGGCCTTCGGGTGCAGGACGCCGGCGGCCCTGGTCGCCTTCACGGCGAGGCCGCAGACGAGCTCGCAGTCGCCGGTCTTGACCGCGCCGGGGGCGGACCAGTCCGGCAGGGTCACGGACACGGCGTTGCCGCCGGCGAGGGTGACGCCGTGGACGCCGTCCATGCCGAGGCAGCAGGCGTAGACGTCGCCGGTGGAGAGGGCGCCGTCGCGCATCTCCTGGATGGCGATGCCGCCGTAGGAGGGGACCACGCGGCCGGCGGTCTCCATGGTCTGGGTGCCGAGGCCGACCACGCGCAGGCAGGCGTTGAGCTTGACGCGCTGCGCGGGGCTCATGAGCAGCACGTCGGGGGTGCGCATGAGACCGGAGAGCATGGTGTCCAGCTCCTCCATGTAGGCGAGCGCGGCCGCCTGGGTGACGGTGGTCAGGTCGGTCTTGGAGGTGGACTCGGTGGAGGAGCCCTTCAGCGCCTTGGCGAGGCCGTCGAAGCCGTTGGTCTCCTTGACGGTGTCGCCGGAGATGAAGGTGGAGTTGAACTTGCGGATGATCGCGTTCTTGGACTCCTCCAGGTACAGCTCGTAGAGGTCGCCGGCGGCGTCCTTGGCAACGCGGTCCATGGTCCACTTGTCGGACAGGATGCCGACCGCGGTGGACTTCTTCTCGACCACGGGCGCGGTCTCGGCGGGCTCGGCGCCGAGGGCGCGGAACGCGGCTGCGGCCGGGGTCTTCACGCGCTTGTAGTTGTAGACGAGGTCGGAGGTGCCGTTCGCGGTCATGCAGTCGTCGAAGGTCAGCGCGGAGAGCAGGTAGCTGTCCGTGATCGTCTCGTTGACGAAGCCCTGCACCATCTTGTCGGTGGAGTTGGCCGCGAGGTCGGCGAGGGTGATAGCCATGTTGGCTCCTTTCTGGGGTTAGCGGTTCGTCTGCCGCAGGGCCTCCTTGATGGACTTCGCTTCGGCGTCGGCGGCGCCCGCCTGCCTGCCGCCCGTGCCCATCTGGCCCTGCGCCTTGAAGAGGAAGGGCTTCGCCTCCGCGAGCTTCTCCACGTCGCCGTCGAAGGCGGCGAGCGCGGTCCTGCCGAGCTCGCAGTCGACGCAGCCTGCCTTGGTGAGCGCGGCGTCGGCCTTGGCCTTGGCCGCCTCCTCCTTGGACGCGGCGAAGGACTTCTCCAGCTCGGCGAGTCGCGACTCGTAGCCGGCGCCCTCGTCGGCCCTGGCCTTCAGCTGCGCCTCCAGCTCGGCGATGCGCTTGTCGCGGTTCGCGACGTCGCGCTCCAGCTTGTGGACGTTGGGGGTGTTCTTGCCCTCGGCCGGCTCGGGGTCTTGGGGCTCTGCGCCCTCTCCCTCTCCGGTGTTCTGGGGCTGGTCGTCTACCTCGGTGTCTTGGGGCTCTGTGCCCTCGACCGCGGCGGCGTCTGCTTCGTTGCCCATGTAGGCTCCCTCCCTGGGACGCGAGGGGCGTCTCCCCTCTTCGGGGAAGATGGTCGCGCCGCGCTAACGGGGGCACGGGCATGAAAAAGCCCCGCTCAGGGCGGGGCCGTAGAGTCTTGGGCGTGTGTCGTGCCGAGCTTACGCGGCTGTTCCGGCGGGTGGGAGGAGCGAGAGGTCGAACCCGGCGACGAAGTCCTCGGGCAGAGTCCTGACGAACCTCTCGCGACCCTCCTCGTCGAGATATTTGAGGTGGTCGTAGATTCCCGCACCGGGACGGTCGTCGATGACGAGGCCTCCCTCGAACTGCCTGTCTGTATCGTAAAAGTCCCAGAGCGTCAGAGTCTTCTTATCCTCAGCCATCTCTCCACCTCATTTCTCCCGTATAGCTCATCGAGGGCCTTCATTTCGATTGATTCCTCGGGGAACGAGCCCGCGTATTTGGCCCTGCATTCGCTCAGTATACCGTGATACGCCTTGATGAGCTGGGAAGATGTGCCGGAGATGACGTAGACGGTGCCGTCGTGGCACAGGACGAGCGACGCCCTCACGAAGTCGTGGGCCGCCACGCTCTTGAGGTCTGCCCACGACGGCCTCGTGCTGGCCGGGTGGTTGTGCAGGACGACCACGCCGCCATCGGTCGAGGCGGCCCGGCGGTACTGCCCGAGCGTCAGGCCGACACGTTCCGCCTGCGTGCCCAGCCCGAACGTGTCGCACGCCCTCTCGCCCGTCCTCCACGAGACGACGCTCATGCGCTCGCCGTCGGTGCCGTCGCGGTCGCGCAGGATGCGGCGCGCCTCGACGTAGCAGGACGCCGCGGCCCTCTTGGGCAGCCCGGCCGCGTCGAACTTCCCGCGGTAGGCCCTGCCGTTGACGGCCCTCCTCGACACGTCGTACGCCGTGCCCCTGGCCTCCTGCTCGCGCGGGATGAGGCGCTCCCGCTGCTCGAGCGGCAGCGACCGGAGAGCCCTCGGCTGGGACATGCCGCCCGGCAGCCCGTAGGCGCGCTCGCGCTCGTAGTCGCGCCGGAGGTGGTTCGCCCGGCAGTGGTCGCGCAGCCTGCCCTGCAGCTCGCCAAGGCGCACCCGGGCGGCCGTCACGTCGGCGCCCGCAGCCTGCCCGATGGCGACCTCGCGCTTGGCCTCACGGACGCGGGCCTCCATGCGGCGCTGGACCTGGGTGGCGGCGTAGTACTCGTCGCTCGTCATGCCGGTGAGCCGCTCCTGCTCGGAGTAGTCGGTGTCCGGCAGCTTCGAGGCGCCCTCGACGTAGGGGACCATGCGGTGGCGGCAGTTCACGCCGCACAGGCCGGCGGCGGTGCCGTAGCCCGTAGCCTCGACCAGCGCCGGGTACTTGGCCGACCTGCCGGAGCGTGAGAACACCCTGCCCTGCCAGACGGCGTGCGTCGGGCGGGCGCCGTAGTGCGCCGTCGTGTAGACGAGGTCGCACCCCCACTCGTCCATGCGGCGCCAGAGCACGTCGTTGCGCGCCTGGTTGGCCTGCGTCACGAGGTGGCGGCGCAGCGCGGCGTCGACGGGGGTCGACACGCCGCTCTTGTAGTCGATTGTCGTCATCCCGAGCCTGGAGAGCCTGGACACCGCGTCCCCTATGGCGCGCCTGGGCGAGTCGCCGCCCTCGACGCGCAGGACCGCCTCGGCCGTCGCCGCGTACCACTCGCGCTCCGCGGACGCCGCGAGGGCGACGTTCTCCCGGCGCATGACCTCGGCCATGCCGCGGGCCGCGCTGGCCGCGACGTTCGCCGCGTAGCCGGTCTCGTAGCTCCTTCCGCCGAGCCGGCGCGTGAGGGTCGAGACGACCTCGTCGTCCTCCTCGGCCATGGCCTCGCGCCACGCGGACTCGACGCCGGAGGTCACGCGGCCCTCCCACTCGGCCCACAGCCTCATGGCCCCAAGCGGGGACACCCGGCTGAGCAGGCGGAACTCGTCCGGGTTCTCGCAGGCCCTGGCCAGGGACTCGGCGGCGAGCCGGGTCAGCGCGGACACCCACGACTCCTGCGCGCCGTTGACGACGTCGGCGGCGAGCCGGTCGTACAGGTCTGCCATGGCCTACAGCCCGAGGTCGCCGTAAGGCGCGGCGGCGGACGGCTCGCCCTTGGCCTCGCCGGTGAACTCGCGGGCCTCGTCCTCGCTCATGCCGTAGTACTTGGCCACGTAGCGCCACCTCGGGCACAGTCCGCGCGCGACGTCGTCCTTCATGGTCTCGCGCTCCGCGTCGGCGTCCTCGACCACCGAGTCGTCCCACGTCACGTCGACGGAGACGCCCGTGGGCGCGGAGCCGGTGCGCACGCCGCACTCGGCGGCGTAGGCCCCGGCGAACAGGCGGCGCAGGGCCTCGCCTACCTTGCCCTCGTGCTTGCGCAGGTTGCGGTAGAGCACGGAGTTGTCGGAGACCACCTCGCGCGAGGTCTTCAGGCCGCCCTGCCGGGTGAAGCTGAAGTAGTTCGGGCCGAAGCCGCACTTGACCGACAGCATCGACAGCGCGGCGTTCATGGCCGTCTCCGACTCGTCGGCGCGGGTGCCGGGGTCGTAGACGGTGAGCGGGCTGGACTGGCCGACCTTGCCGGGCAGCGCCTTGAACAGCTTCTGGTCGATGGTGGAGCCGAGGTCGGCGGCGCCGGTCTTCGGGTCGACCTTGATGCCGGACTCCTCGCAGATCACGCGCGGCAGCCCGAGCCTCGTGCGCCAGTACATCGCATCGAACGTGGCGTCGACGAGCTTGATGGTGTCGACGGCGTCGTCGAACACGGAGACCCCCAGCGGCGTGAACTCCTCGTAGGTGTTGGAGAGGGCGGGTCGCACGATGGCGTAGGTGGGCAGCGTCGAGCGCGTGTCGAGGTCGGCCACGACGAGGCCGCTGCCGACGGGCTTGCCCTGCAGCGCCGGGTCGAACAGCCACGTGCGGATGTGGTAGGTGCCGCCGGTCTCCTCGACCGGCTCGTGCACCTGCACGCGGTCGAGCGCCCGGCCGCCGACGAGGCAGCGTGAGACGAGCGCCACCGAGACGGAGTCGCAGCCGTCGCTCGTGAGCGGCACGACCTTGCCGGCGTCGTAGAAGTCGACGGACACGACGGCGTCGGCCCCGCGGCCGTCATCGCCGACGCCGTCGACGCCGACGGCCCAGCAGCCGGAGCCGAGGGCGAAGGCGAGCGCGAGGTTGTCGGCCTGCTCGGAGACGAAGGCGGCCGCGCGGTCGGAGAGCCACTCGGACAATGCCCGGTCCTGCGAGCCAATGGAGGTCTTCTCGTCCATGACGAGGCTGGCCCACTCGTCGCACACCGCGCGGGCCGGGCGGATTGAGAGCCTTCCGGACGGGTCGGGGCCTCGCCCGGTGTCGGCGCGGTCGCCGGCGTAGAAGCCGTTCGTCACCTGGTACCAACTCCACCACGCGCGGATGTGCCGGTCCATGACGTTCCTGGGCTGGTAGCCCTGCCTCTTCAAGAAGCGCACGGCCCACTCGGGCGCGCCGTCGACTCTCTTCACGCATGCCTCCCGCACGTTAGACCATCGAAGGATCGTCTATGAGTCTCGCGACGGCGTAACGCAGGGCGTCTATGGCGTGGTTGTCGGCGTCAGGCAGCATGCCGGTGGGCTTGCCGTCGCGCGTGAGCACGTACTGGTAGCAGGTCAGCTCGCGGGCGGCCACCTCGCAGGAGGGGTCGACCACGATTGACGCGCGGTCCTGCAGCCAGCGGACGGAGTTGCGCACGTTGTGCGCCCCCTGCTTCGGCACGGGGACGGCGTTGACGCCCTCGGCCCTCCAGTCGGCCACGCTCTTCGGCTCGGCGGAGTCGCACATGACCTCGGCGTAGGGCTCGGCGTCGGCCACCACGCGGGCGGCGTCCGCGGCGGCGTCGCCGGTCGGCTCGTAGCCCGCCTCGTAGGTGGGGCGCGACATGCGCTCGACGGCCATGGCGGCGGTCTCGGCGTTCGACAGCCCGACGCCGCTCATCTCGCCCAGGACGTAGAGCGTGCGCGCGCGGGCGTCGTAGGCGACCTCCAGCCAGACCCACGGGTCGACGGAGAAGCCCCAGTCGACGCCGTAGAGGCGGTACTGCAGGCGCCGGCGCTCGTCGGCGGAGACCTCGCGCACCTCGGCGCGGGGGAAGACCTCGGCGCCGTAGCCCGTGGACTCCCCGCCCCACTCGTGGCGCCACGCGTCCTCGTCGAGCTCGCGCAGGGCCTCGGCGTCTCGGTAGACCTGTTCGGGCACCCACTCGCGCGGCATGTCGAGGTAGGTCGTGGAGATGACCGAGCCGGGGGAGCTCGCGGCCACGCCCGCGACGTGCTCGTTGACCCATGCGTCGCGGGAGCGCGGCGGGTTGTAGTCGAAGAAGCGGAAGTAGACGGCGCCCTCCGGCGCGTCTCGCGTCACGGACTGAAGGACGGTGCGCACGTCGGGCATCCCGCCGAACTGGTCGACCTCGGATATCCACTGGTACGCGTAGTACGTCCCGGACGGGGCCTTGATGGCCTTGGTCTTGTCGGAGCGGTCGCCGCCCTTGAACGTCACGACCTGCCCGGTCGACGGGCGCGCGAGCTTGCACGGTCGCTTCGTCGCGACCCACTCGTCCTCGCAGCCCAGGCGGCGGAACGCCCACAGCATCTGCTCGAAGACGCCGCCCTCGATGTCCTGCCCGATCTTGGGCATCACGAAGGCGGAGCGGCCGGGGTGGCGCATGAGCCCGTAGGCGACCTCCAGCGAGATGACGGAGGACTTGCCGGAGAAGCGCCCGCCGCGAAGCCACCGCTCGATTCCCTCGTCGCGCTCCACGTCGCGGTGCAGCGCGAGGTACGGCGGCGCGAGCAGCAGGCCGAAGTCGCGCTCGAACGGGGCGTCCTCGACCTGCTCGGCGAGCCTCCCGCGCTCGTCCAGCTCGACGAGGAACCGCGCGGCGTTCGCGTTGCCGCCCTGGGCGGAGGAGATCTGGCCGGCGACGACCGTGGCCGCGAGCGTCGCGTCCTCGTCATCCAAGCCGGGCGCGACCTCGCGCAGGGCCTCGCGGGTCTCGCCGGTGGCCTTGCTCGACAGCAGCGCCGTCGCTATGGCGGCCATGTCCCTCTTGCGGCGCCTGGCCACCCCGGACGCCTTGCCGGCCTTGCGGGCGTTCTCGCGCCTCTCCTCCGGCGTTCTCTCGGAGTTGGGCACGAGGTTCGCGATCCCCCCGCGAACGGGCTTGGCGGCCCCGCCCGAAGGCTGGCCGCCGTGGTTTCCGCCCTTGTTCCTCTTCCTCGCCATGCCCGCATCCTCAGCCCGCGGTCACGCCGCCGGCGAGGTCAGCGCCCGTGCCTGCGCTTGAACTTGCGCTGGCGGTACGCGTTGTCGCGGGCGGTGAGGGCGGGCCCGCTCCTCTCGCGGTACTCGCGCTCTTCGATGGTGCAGGCCTTGCACAGGCCCCAGCGCCTGCCGTCGGCGGCCGCCTCCCAGACCGGGTGCTCGCCGCACCTCTGGCACGGGGGCATGAAGCCCTCGGTGCGCCACCGCCCGTAGCGCTCGCGCGCGCGGCTCACCGCCTTGGGCGTGCGGCCCGGGAGCAGGCGGGAGAGCTCCTCGGCGGTCATGGACGGGTTTGCCCAGACCACGGAGAGCTCGGAGTACTCCCACGGCACGTTCCTGCGAATTCTTGGGGCGTTTGGGGAGTTTTCCCCATGCCGCCCGCAGTCGTCGGTTCTCGGCAACGTCAAGGCACCAACCTCACTCGTGAGTCTCCCGTTCGGCCACGCCTCGCGTCTCGCGTGGAGCACGAGACGCGGCCTCTATTACTTTCCCTCTTGCTCGAACGCCGTTCATTCCCCGCGCCTCAGGTACGCGAGCTCGTCCCGAAGCTCCTCGCGCTCGGCGAGCGCGTCGAACACCCACGCGAGGAGCTGCGAGCACGAGATGCTGGCGAACTCCTCACCCATCAGCTCGTAGCCCAGGGCCTCGGCGCGCAGCCGGTCCAGCCCCTCGTGCGCCGTCATTCGCACCACCCCTCGGCGAGCTCCCTCATGTCGACGACCTCGGCGGAAGACGAGCCGAAGAAGCCCCGCAGCTCCCCGCGCACGTGCCGGTCGCACCGGTACTCGCGGCACACCTCGGGCCTCGCCGGGTACACGGCGCACTCGCCGGAGTCCGTGAGCCACGGGCACGTGAGGTCGACCTCGCCGCGCGGCTCGTGCGGCGTGATGCCTCTCCCGCGCACGTAGGGCTCGAGGCGCCGCCGGGTCGCCGTCGAAGCACCCGGGCGGGAGGTTCCACCCGCTGGTCGGCTCACGGTTAACCGCGCCCGTCATCGCGCCACCTCCCAGTAAGCCGCTCGGCGGCCATGTCCCACAGCAGCAGCGGCAGGCACACGACGATGAGCGGCAGGATGAGGACTATCGCGACCGCCCACTCGGCATCTTCTCTCGTCGGCCTACCCATTGCGCGTCACCTTAGCTCCGCAGTTGGGGCAGTACCTCGCGTGGTAATCGTCGCAGCTGTCCACGTACGCTATGTCGACGTGCTCGCCGCACTTGCTGCACCAGAACTCGTCTGCGGGCTTCGCCGCGAGGTTCCGGCACGTCGGGCAGTCGATAAGGACTGCCGTCTTGTAGAGCACCTCGTGGACGCATACCTCCATATCGTCGAAGCCGAGAGCCGTGAGAATGCTCTCGGCGAAGTCATGGTCTGACATGCAGAAAACGTCGTCGTCTTTGCGATAATCGCGCCAATGGTCAGCCTCGACGCGCAAGCGCTCGGCTACCTCGCGGCGCTCGTCATCGCTAATCGCCATAGATGACCTCCAGCCCGTAAGCCAGCGCCGCATCGTGCTCGATCTTGCACCCGCGCGCCATCTCCCAGCCATTGCAGAAATAGGCCACGTTGCACAGGCTCATGTTTTCGAGCGACTTCGCGAGGTAGCACAGCGGGACCTGCACCACACCGCGCTCCTCCATGGCCTCGTCGCTGTACCACTCGTCGGTGAACAGCGTGTTCACGACCTCGTATCCCATAGCTTCGAGGCTTGCCGTCGCCTTCTCGCGAGTCGCCGCGATCTGCTCGCCTGTCTTGCCGGCCATCGGCTGGCTTATCATCGCCTTCGTCATCATTCGTCCTCCTTGAACCACTCGTCAGGGCTCTCGCAGTCGTCGTCGCCGTGTCGGCCGTGGTCGTAGACCCAATCGAGCGTCTCGCCGGTCTCGCACCCGTAGTCGAGGTCTCGCTCGAGCTCTAGCCAGCAGACGCCGAACCACCTGCACGGGTCGCGCGGACGGTCGTCCAGCACCGTGAAGTTCACGCAGTTGCCGCAGATCCTGTCGCACATCTCCGCCACCCCCCTAGAACGGGATGTCGCTGGCGTACAGGTCGTCCGCCGGGGCCGCCGGGGTCGCCTCGGCGGGCGTCGCCCGCTCCGCGGCGGGGGAGGGCGACGCGGCGCGCGCCTCGCCGGACCTCTGCATCAGGTCGACCTCGTCGGCGACGACCTCGATGCGGGAGCGGTTGCGCCCGTCCTGGTCCTGCCACCGGTCCTGCCTCAGCCTGCCGTGCACGGCGACCTTCGCGCCCTTGGCGAGGATTCGCGCCAGGGCCTCGGCGCGGTTGCCGAACACGACGCAGTCGACGTAGTTGGGGTAGTCGCCCCACTCGCCGGTCGCCGGGTCCTTGCGGCGCTCGTCCACGGCGACGCCCATCGAAAGGACGCCCGTGCCTCCCGCCGTCGCCTTGAGCTCTGGGTCCCTGGTCAGGTTGCCCGTGATGCTCACGCTGTTCACTGCCATCTCTTCCTCCGTTCGCCGCCCCTCGGCGGCATCGATTCCCGCGGGCGTCCCAGGGGCCGTCTCAGGCCCGGTGCCGCCATGCGCGGGCACTCACTCCAACCGGACCGGGAGCGCCCGTCAGCCGCGCCCACAGGCCACCTCCGGCACGTCCCCGCGCCACGCGCGGAGCCGCCAGTCGTCGCCCGTCACCTCGATGCGCTCGCAGGCCCCCGCCAGGCGCGAGACCAGGCGCTCGCCCGGCATCCCGCCCCACGCCTCGCCGAGCCGGCCCAGCGGCAGGTTCGACGTGCACACGATCGGGAGGCCGTCGGCGACCCTGCGGTCGACGAGGCGCGTCAGCTGCTCGACGGCCCAGTCGGTGGCCCTCTCGGCCCCGATGTCGTCGAGCACGAGCAGCCCGGCCGACGCGGCCCGCGCCATCGCGCCCGGCTCGCCGCCGTCGAACGCGGCGCGCTCGGCGGCCAGCAGCTCGGCGGTCGTCACGATCCGGGCGGGGAACCTCGGAAGCCCGGTGCCGCCCACGACGGTCCCGAGGCCGTACCCGGCGCGCTCCATCGCGAGCCTCGCGGCGCAGGCGGCGGCGTAGGTCTTGCCGCGGCCAGGGCGGCCCCACAGGTACGCCCCGCGACCGCGCCGGACCAGCTCGTCGACCCGGCGCCCCAGCTCGCTGTCGGCGTCGAGGTACGCCCCGCCGAGGCCCGCCTTGCGCAGCCTCGACCTGCGGACGGCGGCGACGAGCTCGGCCTCAGAGCTCGGCGTACTCATCGCGCACCGCCCCCCTCGGCGCCTGGCCGGACGGGCCGGGGCGGCCCCGCCCGCCGTCCCTGCGGCACCAGTTCCGCACCGCGGCCCTCCAGTCGCGCATCGGCGACGTGCCGACCTTCCAGCCCTTGGCGGAGTAGAAGTCGACGAAGGCCGCGGCGTCGATGTCGAGCCCGCGTCCCGCGGCGTAGGCGGAGACGTCGTCGACCGACGGTGGCGAGAAGCGCGCCCTGGCGCGCCTTGCGCCCTTCATCTCTTTCTCTTTCTCACTCTCCTTCTCACTCTCACTCTCACTCTCACTCTCAGGACGATGCTTGGCGTCGTCCGCGCATGATGCCTGGCCGCAGTCGTGCATCGTGCTTGCGTCGCCGCCGTGCACAGTGCTTGCGTCGTCGCGTGCATCATGCTTGCCGTCGCCCGCGCATGATGCCTGGTCGGGCGCGGCATCCTCGTCCTTGCCGTCGCGGCCCTGCCAGCGCGCCTCCGCCATGCCGCGAGCCTTGCGCTGCTTGGCCACGGACAGCTCGACGCGGCCCTTGCACGCGACGAAGGTCGGGTACCACGGCTCGCCCGGCTCCGGCTCCTCGCCGGTCATGCCGAAGCGCACGAGGGCGTAGACGAACTCCCGCGCCTGGTCCTCCGGCATCCACTGCGCCGCGTCCCAGAAGTCGTCCTGCACGTTCACCGACATCAGCCTCGCCCTCCCTTCCTCGCCCTCGCCGCGTCCCCCAGGAGCGCGGCCGAGGCCGTAATCCGCCTCGAGTTCTCGGTCCACGGGTAGCCCCCGCGGACCAGGTGCACCACCGTCGCGAGCGAGACCCCGCAGGCCCTGCTCACGTCCTCCGCCGACATGCCCCGCCTCATGGCGGCGACCACGACCTCGCGGGCGCGGTCGCCGTCCGTGCGGCGCATGTCGCTAGCGCCCGGCACGACGCTCCTCGAGCGCCCCGAGCACCGCGACGCGCTGCCTGGCCCCCAGGCCCCTCACGCGGCGCGAGGGATTGATCCGGGCCTCGCGCATGATCGCGTCGGCCCTGGCCGTGCCGATGCCGGGGAACGCCCGCAGCCAGGCGAAGACCTTGCAGCTCCTGAGACGCGGGTCGTCGAGGCTCGCCTCGGCGTCGAGCGTCCCCGCGCGCACCTCGTCGAGCGCGGCCCTGCGCTCGGCCCTCGCCTCCAGGGCCCTCGCGAGGGCCGCCGTGCGCTCCTCCTCGCCGAGCTCGGGGAGCTTGTGTCGGTTCGTGTTCTCGTTCTCGTCCATCTCTGTGCCTCCTAGAAGTCGACCGCCTCGGCGGCCTCGTCGCAGTTGCCGTCCGTGGCCACGTACTCGTCGGGCCCGTCGTCCTCGACCGGCGCGGGCCCCGCCTCCGGCGCCTCCACCGGCTCGGGCTCCGGCACGGGCGCCTCGAGGACGTCCCCGGCCGGTGCGGGCGGAACCTCGGCCATCCTCGCCGCGGGCATCTCGTCCGAGTCGTAGACGCCGCCGTAGGCCCCCGGGTACGCCTCGCGGAGCGCCTGCACCAGCGCGACCTTGCGAATCATCGTCGCGGGCTTGGTCCTCCACAGGCTTCTGTGCTGGTCGTACTCCTCGAGGCTCACCTCGGCGCGGCTCGGGTGGCCGCGGCGCTTGTCGTAGACCTCGGCCCAGCCGCCGACCAGCTTCTCGGTGCTGCGCCCCACGATGCAGCCCTCGCGGTACTGGATCGCGCCCGTGCGGTCGACCACCACGACGCCCGCGCGCAGGCCGTCGAAGCCGGGCTGCTGCGTCGCCGTCCGCACGAAGTAGTCCTTGCTCACGATCACGCTCGCCTCGACGCGGCCCGTGGCCTTGTTCATGAACGCCGTCATGTAGGCGTCGCCGGCCAGCGGGTTCAGCCCGCGCGCCTGGCACTTGGCCATGAACGCGAAGACCTCGCGGTCGTCGACGCGCTGCCCGCCCGTGACGATGTAGCGCTGCACGATCCCCGGCGTGAGCTTGACCTCGCTGCCGTCGCTCGCCTGGTACCTGACCAGGCCCCTCTCGTCCGTCATGCGTTCCTCCTGGTCCCGTGGATGTCGTTAGCGCGCAGGAAGGCCATGAGCGCGGCCAGCTGCGCGTCGTCGCACTCGAACTCGAACACGTAGCGCCTGCGCGGCGCGGGCCCCGCCGTGGCGTCCGGTGCCGCCGGCCTCGGCGCGGGCCTCTCGGGCCTCCGCGGCGTCCGCGCCCGCTCCGGGGCGGGGGAGACGTCCATCGACGTCTGCGCCCCCTCGAGCGACGCGGCCTGCGCGGCCCTCTGCGCGTCCAGCTCTGCGATGCGCGCCAGCCTCTCGCGCTCGTCCCTCACGCGGCCCACCGCCGCGCCCAGGTCGAGCGTGCGGAAGTACTCCGCGCGGCACGCGTCGCGCTCCTCCGGCGACATGTCGAGCGCCTGGATGGTGCCCTCGTCCCTGGCGATGCCCTCGACGACCTTCGCCAGGTCGTCCATGCACCGGACCTCGCCGGTCGAGCGGTTCTGCCACTTGAGGCCGGGGCCGCGCAGGTCCCACACCAGGTCGAACGGGCACAGGCCGTCCGCCAGCGCCGGGGCCATGTCCGCGTAGGCCTCGCGCATCGCGGCGCGCCTGCGGTCGATGACGCCCGCGTCCCACTCGTCGAGCTGGGCCTTGTAGCCGCGCTCGACTTCGCGCAGTGGCTCCAGCGCTTCGTCGGCCCCCGTGCGGAACCTCGCCACCGCGTCCTCGACGGCGCGCGTCATGTCCATGCGGCGCTGGTCGATGCTCGCGATGTCCTTCCGCAGGAGCGTGCGCGACTGCTTGATGTCCCTGTAGTCCGCCCGCGTCTCGATGGGGCGGGTGCCGTACTTGCCGAGAAGCGCGCCCACCTCTTCCCGCGCCTCCGCAAGCCACTCGTCCGCGGCAGTCAGCTCGGCGGGAACGTCGAAGACCTCGGCCTCGACCTCGACGGCCTCGCCCCTCTTCTCGTCACTCATTCGAACCTCCGTTCGGCCTGACGCTCACGTACATGCACTCGTCCACGCCGCGCGCCCGGTCCATCTTCGCCACGTAGAGCGTCGTCACCTGCGCGTCGTCCTCGAGCACGACGCCCTGCATCGCGTCCATGACGAGCTTCGCGACGTTGTCGACGTCCGGCGTGTACGTGTCCGGCTCCGCCTCGACGCGCTTGGGCCTGCTGCCGGGCAGCGGCCTCCACACCGTGACGCCCACGGCGACCGGCTGGCGCCTGCCGAACAGCGGCTGCCCGGCGCCATCCGGCAGCGCGGCCCTCGCGGCGGCGGCCACGCGCGCCTCCGCCTCCCTCGTGCTCCTCGGCGTGAAGCTGCCGTTGCGCGTGACGCGCGGCCTCGCCTTCCCGACCACGGGCCCGTAGACCCAGAAGCCCAGACTCCCCGTCTCCATTGCGTTATCCTCTCGTTGGTCAGTGGCGCGCGCCCAACCTTCCCAGTCGTCGCGCGCCCTCCGTCGCGGCCCTGCCAGCCCCAGCTGGCGGGGCCGTCTCTAGTACTCCGTGAACATGTACAGGTCGATGCTGTCGGCGTTCACGACCCGCTCGCTGCGCATCCGGTCCGGCCTGCCGCTCATGCGGGCCGCCACGCTCGGCACGCTCTCGACGCACCCCTCGGCGACCAGCTTCCGCATGGTCCCGACCCCGCAGCTCGCGTAGAACGCCGCGTCGCGGATGGTCAGCCAGCCCTTGCCGCGTCGCGCCGGGACCGACATCGCGGCCTCACCACTCGCCATCGCGCTCACCTCCCTCCCGCGCCAGGGACCTCGCCAACGCCACGGCCACCGCCGCGCAGGCGGCGACGAAGGCGACGAGCACGGCGTCGAGCAGCGCCTCGCCGAACAGCGACCACAGCGCCCACACCGCCAGGCACGGGGCGGCCCCGCTCAGCGTCAGGCCGATAGCCGCGGCCTTGGCCGCCTCGCGCGCGCCATCAACGAACCTCTCCATCACAGCTCTCCAATCCCTTGCCGCCGGCCGTTCCGGCGGCGCGTTACGTCGGGCCTAACCTGCGACCCATGCAGAAGGGGAAACCGACACATCGACCCAAGCACCTTCGCAAGCGCCCGCTTGGGCGCCTGCTACTCGGCCTTGCCCTGCTCCTGCTCAGGTCGTCCATCAAGGCCGCGCTTGACGTGCTTTGCTCGGCGCTCGCCCCGCCGCTCAACCTCGCGGGCTACGCGCTCGTCGAGCTTCTTGACCCGCTGCTGGACAAGCTCAAGCTTGAGGAAGAGCCCGAACGCGACCGACAGCGCTAGCCAGTACTGCCACTCGCCGCTCATCGACGCTCGCCCTCCTCATCCCGCAGCCCTGGGGTGCCGTCGCGGCGACCGTGTTCTATGTCGTCGACCATTACGCGAATTCGAACCACCTCGAATAGGATCCCGAGGCACAGGCACGCGGTGAAGTTCACCGCCCAGTCCGTCCAGCCGCCCATCACGCCTCGCCGCCCTTGAGGCACGAGCCCCCGCGCTCGCCCCACCAGTGCACCCTCCAGGTCTTCATCGGTTCCTCCGTTTCGTTAGATGCAAACTTTAACTTTCCTCTGTTGCCAAAAAAATATCGTCGCGAGTGATGCCGAGGAACGTCAGGACCCTTTCGAGGTCCTTGGCTCGCATCTCTCCGGGATAAAGCTCGTAGCGGTCGTAGGTCGGTCGGCTAACTCCCAACATCCGCTGAACTGCGACTTTCTTAACCCCTTTGCTCTCGCGAACATCTCGCAGGGTATTCAAGTGGCCTCCTCTCTCTTGCTGAACTAATAGTAAGCCTTTCTTTGCATCGTGTAAACAAAAACTTTTCTAGAATGCAAAGTCTTCTTTTCTAGAATGATAAGTAAAGTTATACATAGGCAAGGAGAGGCCCATGGAAATCGGTAAAAACCTTCGCCGGCTCAGAAGCAGAGCTGGACTGACCCAGCAGGAAATAGCCGACAAACTCGATGTGTCGCGAGTTGCCATCGGCCAGTGGGAATCCGAGAAGTCGATGCCGAGAAAAGCGAACCTTGAGCAACTCGCCGACCTCTTCGGCACCACGGTCGCGGACCTCATGGGCGAGGACGGGGCCACGGCGGCCCTGCGCGGCACATCCAGGATGGTCCCGCTCCTGGGCCACGCGCACATGGGCGAGCCGTGCGACGAGGGCACCCTCGCCGACGAGGTCGAGGTCCCCGCCTCAATCGCCGACGCGCACCCGCGCGGCTTCATGGTCCACGCGCAGGGAGGGTGCATGGACAACCGGTTCCCGCACGACGCGCTGCTGCTGGTCGACCCCGACATGGAGCCGGCCAACGGCCAGCCCGTGCTCGCCGAGACGGAGGACTTCGGGGCCGTCGTGCGCAACTACACGCGCGGCACCTCGACCGTGATGCTCACGGCCGACAGCCATTCCGGCGAGTACGACGACATCGTGGCCGGGCCGGACGACCCGCCGGTCACGTGCCGGGGCCGCGTCGTCTGGTACATGGGCGAGCGCGACGAGCGCGGCTAG